CTTTATTAGCGTCATGCCTGTTGCTGAAGAATTGATATTAGCGGCTATCGATGTTGCTGCATCTAAAACAGCTACAATGACTGCATCGGTTTTCCTTCCTAACGCATAAGCTGCGTTTCGTGCAAGAACCCCTCTTTCGTCAATATTCACTTTAAGCTCATCTAATTTATCAATATAATCTGCTGCATAATAATCAGCAAGCGTAGCTGTAACATTGGAGTGTACACTATTCATAGCAACAACTTCAGCGTGTCTCGCTTTAGTCGTAGCTGTTCCTTTTGCTAGCTTTTGGAATTTGACAGTTGAACCGTTAACACCGTTAACAGTCCTTACCAAACTCTTGAGCTTTGCTCCCATGCGTTGATACGCCATATGAACTTCAGCCTCAAACTGAGTTATAAAGGCATTGGTTATCGTACTTGCCATTATTGCTCCTATTCAAAGGTTAAGTATTAAATTTCACTTATCTCTTTTGATTGCTTTATGTTATCCATAGTCGACATAGGCACAAATACCCACAAAAAAGGGCTTAATCTCTTTATTTCAGATTTTTCATTAAAATTCAACGCACATTATGTATTCTGTGTTGAAATTCTTTCAAGATGTTGGAGTTGTCTTTAAAAAGAGCCATTAATCCATTTGTAATACTATTGATGACAGTTTCTTCTTTTGATTCTGTATCCAATGGCTGTCCAGTTTGTGTTAAGCTATAGTAATAAACTATTGCATGAAGAACTTCGTGCAACAAGGTACAAGCATAATCCCGATCCGATAAATCCTCTTGTATGGAAATAACATTCTTTCGATGGTCAAATTCACCATAGGAATCGGAAGGCTTTGCAAAGGAAGCCTTCTCGATAATAATATTTATCTCTTGATATCCAACTTTTATCTTAAAGTTTCGCTGGCTCTGTGCCGTATTTTTTCTCATATAGCGTTGTAACCCTATCAATGTATCCTTGATCTTTTCTCGCATCATCCCAGTATTTAGGATCACGCATCATAGATCGTAAATCATTTTCACTTGGAGCTACATCAATCGCCATATCATGACTTGGCATTGGACTGTCTTTTGTCAGATTCATTATTTCTTCCAATACCTTGATGTTGTTGGCACTTGTAGCTATATTTGAAACAGACTTATATGCATCAGAAGAAAGATTCTTCTTCGCCCATAAATCAACAGCCTCCACTCGTTCTTTTCCATTGTCGCCCAATGATTGTATTTCCGTATCAATGTTGGGAATGTCTGCAACAGCATTGTCAACAAATGCTTTGACTCCAGCATTAAAGTCATCTTGCGACAATCCTTTATTTTGTGCAAATTCATTCCACCATCCTACCAAAGGAAGTTCTGGATCAAGATTAACTTCCACTCCTTCAGGAATGTCAGGTGTAACCAGTTCATATCCGTTTGTAGGAATGTTTGATTTTGTTTCTTTCTCTATATCTTCACGAATTGATTTTCCTAATTCTTCCGTTCGTTGTCCTAGCTTTGATTCCAATGCTTTATAAGATGATCCCAATGCTTCCACATTAGGTTCGCTTCTATCAGCATCCCAAAACTTTTCAGGAATAAATTCAGGTCGTTCTACAGTTTCCTGTGTTTCTTGTGGTTGTCCAGTTTCGTCAGCCATTTATTTTTCCTTTCCTTTGTTTATTCTATCTTGAATAATGGCAAATAGAAAACGCATACCCTCTAAATGAAAGAGCCTATTCGCTTCTACATTCGGGCCACTTACAGCTCCAGTTGTAATGGATCTCAAGTATTCCAGTACAAGTTGTCCATTGTCATCTTTAAATGCAATGGCAAATGCCTTGTTAATTTTATTCTCAAGTGCATCTGGTCGTTCATATCCGTCAACAGTCTGTTTTTGAACTTGAGGTTTTTTATTGTCCTTGAGGTCTTTCCAATTCATTATTTCCCAATGTACCTTGTTGTTGCATGGTTTGCAACTGGTTTGCCAGTTCTTGCTGTTCTGCTGCATCTCGAATGAGCTTTTCAGGAAGGTTCATTTTCTCAGCCAAGTATTTAGCTACTTCATCTTGCTTGACTATCATGTTAAGCATTTGAGGGCCGAATGTCGTTCCAATGATTTCATTGAAACGGGTTACATCAGCAACATCTTGTTGATGCTGTGCTTGTGCCAATGGTGATCGAGGAATAACTTTTACTTCCCGACCATCAATATTTGGAAGTTCTATTCTTCCTTGCTTTGTCAGTATTCTTATTACTCGTCTTAACAATGGATTGACAAACTCCGATTGAAGTCTGCCAAAGGAAGAACCAATCTGTCTTGACAAGTCAGCCATTCGTTCTGATACTTCAGTAGCCGACATTGGCGTTCCTTCAGGTTTTCCCAATGTTTCCATATACAATGCTCTCTTGATATTTTGTCGCATATCACTCAACACAAGTTGAGCCACATCAAAATTTCCAGCAGCAGCTATGGGAACTAATCCTCTTGAACCCGGCGATACAGGAATAAGAGAACCTGGAACTAACTGAATATTGTCAGGATTAATAACACCATCATCTTCAAAAGTATAGATGCCACTAATTGACATCTGTGCATTTTGTAAAATTAATTCAACAGTCAGGTTAGTTGTCTTAATTGCTGCCATAGCATTAAAGACTGGGCCTCGCCCATATACTTCACCTGATGCCTTGTTCCACCTAAAGACAATATAAGGATTAGAGGCATTACCTCTTAATTCCTTTTCTTCAATCATTACTTTCTCTTTAGGAAGAACTACACAGTATCTCCATTTTTCTACATTGGGTTCGTCATACAAACGCATTGTTGCTTCAACAACAATCGCCTTTGAATTAGACCTTCTTGTCTTTTGAAGAAGATCAACAGGAATTAATCCTTTAGGATACATAACTTGTAAATCCTCATAATCGACATATCGTGTTCTGAATATTTGATCGATTCTGCTATCAGGCCCACTATTCAAAGTTAGTCTTGGCAATGGTATTGCATTAAACTTTAATGGACTTATTGCATCTCCTTCTTCTACGAGAAGGCAACCAGTACCAATAGCCAAATCCATAAATGCTTCGTGAACTTCCGTATTGAAATTTGATGCTTGTAATACTTCAAAAACATAAGCAGTAATTTTATCCAGTTGTTCATTAATCATTGGCTTCTGTTCATCTGGTATTTCCGAACCAGCTTCAAAGTCAGCCCATCTTGCAAAGGTAGGTGTCATACCAGCTTGAAGTCGTGATGCAAATTCTTGTATCCCAACTACTGCTGTTTCATCGAATATCTTGTCCGTTCTTCTTGAACCCGGTGTTTCCTCAAAGAAAGATTCCCGTTGAGGCATGGTATATTCATACGCTTCCTCAAACTTCTCTTTCCAATAATCCTTTATTCCCTCTGCCTTTTTGTACCTTTTTAGAAAGGCTCCAACTTTTGAATCGTCATCACTGGCAGTCATTGGACTGATGTCTACATTATCATAAACCATTATGTACTCACTGTACCAGATGAAATTGTTTTACTTGATCTTTTCATTAATGTTCTTCTTGATTCAGCAACAGAACCACTACCTGAGGTAGATGCTACCAAAGACTTAAATCTTGTTTCATTATCTTTTCTTGTTGTTCCACCAGTTCTTGTATCAGTAATATTTGCTGATGAAACTTCAGTTTCTTTTCCATTCCCAGTTCCTTTGGATTTTATTCCATAGGAAGATGTTGTTCCAGCTACATTGCTGTAAAATTTACTTAAGTATTGGTCATATCCTTTTTGACCCATTTTACCATAAGATTCTACTGCTCCCAGTCGCAACAGACTTGATACGGGCATTGGAGCTGCGAATGATAATGTTGCTAAAGTTAGTGCTTTAAACTT